GCCGAATGGGCGAGGAGCAAGGCCAAGGGCGCGGCCAAGGAAAAGCCGGCCAAGGCGATCGTGCTGGCCGATAGGGGCGAGGCGCCGGGGCTGGTGGCCCTCACCGGCGGCAGCGGTATCGTGATGGTCGATGTCGACGACGTGCCGGTGCGCGGTCTGGAGCCGTTCCCGACCTTGCCCGGCGACTTCAGCCCGAGCGGCGAGGCGGTGCTCTACACCAAGCCGATCGAGTTCCCGATCGGCGGCGCGCGTACCGAGATCGCCGGCGCCTTCCTGCTCGACGGCAAGGGCAACGCCGTTGGCAAGGCGGAGATGATCCAGCCCTTCGCGATCGGCGGCGGGCGACCGACCAAGCTTCCGCCGCGCACGCTGAGCTTCGCGCGACCGGCGGCGCCGGCTGACGCGGCGGCGTGACGTGACATTCCCCGCGGGGCGGCGCTCCGCGGGGATTCTGGAGGGCGGGGACCATGTTCGACGACAAGGCGATCGAGGCGGCGCAGAGCCGCATGGAGAGCAAGCGCTGGACGGTGGACGCCGAGTGCGGCGAAGTCGACGCGCTGGTTCTCGACGGCGACGGCAATTTCAGCGTGCGATACCCCCAGGAGGGGCGCGCGGGCAGCAGCCCGGTCTATGACGAATATGCCGCCGGGGCGCTGGAAGACGGCGTTTCGGTGTTCGAAGGCTTCACCATGCCGCGCGGGCAGAAATGGCAGAAGCTGAAGCTCGCCTCCGAATCGCTAATGGCGAAGGTCGCGGTCAAGCAATGGCTGGAGAAGATCGAGGATCGGCTGTTCGGGCTGCGCGGCGATCCCGAATCCGGCTTCACCGCGAACGTGCATCAAAGCTCCGAAAGCCTGCTCGCGCTGTGGGGGCAGAGCATCTGGGTGGACAAGCGTTTCGACGAATATGGCCGGTTCGCCGGGCTGAGCTATCAGAGCGAGGACGTGGCCGGCGTGTGGGTGGAGCGCACCGCTGAAGGCACGGTGATGCGCGTGCATCGGCTGATCGTGCTGACCGCTGAACAGGCGAAGCGGAAATGGGGCGAGAAGACGCCGCCGAAAGTGCTGGAGGCGCTGGACGGCAACAGCCCGCGGCCCGACTCGCCATTCGAATTCCTGCACGTGATCGAGCGCAACGACGCGATGGTGCCGGGGCGGATCGACGCGGCGGGCAAGGCGTGGCGCGCCTGCTATTATTCGCGCGCCGACAAGCTGGTGTTCGAGACGGGCGGCTATCGCACGCTGCGGCGGATCGTGAGCACCTACAAGCGCAAATCGGGGCGCGATTACGGGCGCAGCCCCGCGATGCGCGTGCTGCCGGCGATGCGGGCGACGCAGATCCTGATGCAGGATCGGACGCTGGGGGTGGAATATCAGCTGAAGCGGCCATTGCTGGCGATGGACGACGATCTGGACCAGGGCGTGATCGACATGGCGCCGTGGGGGATCACCTATGGCGGGCTCGACGAGATGGGCAACGCCAAGATCAAGCCGATGTTCGATTCGCCCGACCTGAACGGCGCCGAGAATCTGCACGCTGAAGTGCGCACCGTGCTGGACAAGGCATTCTTCCGCGACCTGCTGCAGCTCAATCGCGAGTTCAAGACGCATGTAACCGCGCTGCGCACCGCCGAGGAAATCGCCGAGAAAGGCGTGCTTCTGGCACCGCTGGCGCTGCAGGAACAGGAATGGTTCGCGCCGATGCTCAGCGCCGAGCTGGACCTGATGTGGGAAGAGGGCCTGCTGGACGACATGCCGCAGGAGATCGCGGAATTCTTCCGCGCGGGCGGCAGTCTGCAGGTGAAATACGACAACCCGCTGACCCAGATGATGGAGGCGGCGGAAGCGGCGGGATATCTGCGCACCGCCGAGCAGGTTTCCGTGCTGGCGCCGCTCAATCCCGATGTGGTGCCGGCGTTCACGCGCGAATATCCGCTGGCGAAGGTGATCCCCGGCCTGGGCCGCGCGAACGGGATTCCGGCGCGGTGGCAGGCGACCGACGACGAAAAGGCGGAGGCGGACGCCGCCAAGCAGCAGCAGGCGCAGCTGGAGCAGATCATCGCCGCGGCGCCGGCGCTGGCGCAGGCCGGCAAGACGGCGGCGGAAGCGGAGGCGATCGGTGGCTTCTGACGTGGAGATAGACGGGCTGGCGCTGCAGGCGCGGGCGCATGAGCGGAGCAAGCTGCACCGCGCGCGCAAGCTGGCGCAGCTGGTGTTCCAGAGCCGCATGATCCGCGCCTATCGCGCGCTGTTTCTCGATGGCGACGCCTTCAAGCCCGAGGCCGTGCTGGTGCTCGCCGATCTCGGGCGCGTGGCGAAGCTGGGCTTCGCCGATCTGCCGAGCGCCGACGACGTGCAGCTGCGCGACCGCGCGGGCAAGCGGGCGATCGCGCTGCATATCCTTTCGCGCTGCGACCCTTCGGCCGCGGCGCTGACCGAACTTGCAAAGAGAATCAGGGAGCTTGGACATGACTGACGGATCGGGAACTGGCGCCGGTGGCGCCGTGGCGGGCGCGATTGCTGGAGCCGCAGAAGGCGGGCAGGCCGGTGCTGAGGGCGGTGCTGGCGCTGGAACCGGCGCCGAGGCCGGTGCGGGGGCAGGTGCCGATGGACAGGCCGCGGGCGCCGACGCCGCGGATCGCTGGCAGGACAAGTGGCTGCCCGAGGATCTGCGCGCGGACGAGACGCTGGCGGTGTACAAATCGCCCGAGGACGCGTTCAAGGCGCTGGTGGAAACCAAAAAATGGGCGCGTGGGCGCATCGCGGTGCCCGGCGCCGAGGACGCGGAGGGCTTTGCCGAGTTCGTCGGAAAGGTACGACCCGCGAAGGCGGAGGATTATGCGATCCTCGATGCCGATGGCAAGCCGAGCGAGATCGGCGAGGCGTTCCGCGGCAAGTTCCACGAGCTGGGGCTGCACCCGCTGCAGGCGAAGGGGATCGTGGGCGCGTGGAACCAGTATCAGCGCGATATCGTCAGCCAGGCCGAACAGGTGGGCAAGGATGAGCTGATGGCGGTGGAGCTGGAGCACGGCCCCGCCGGATATAATCAGCGACTGAGCGCAGTGGAGAACATGTTCCGATCGCTGGATCTGGACATTCCCGATGTGGCCAATGCGATGCAGCAGATGTCCGGCGCGGGGGCGACGATGCGGGCGCTGTTCAAGCTGGCGGAAGCGACGGGCGAACTGACCAAGGTGGACAGCACCGCGACGGCGATCCGGATGGGTTCGATGACGCCGGATGCGGCGCAGGCCGAGATCAACCGCCAGAACGCGACGGCTGATCCGGAGGAGCGCAAGGCGCTCGCCGATCCGAAATCGCCGCTGGCACAGCGTCGCAAGGAACTGTTCCGCATCATCGCCAAGGCCCGCGACGGCGGCGGTAACCAAAGGGCTTGACGAAACTGCCCATTGTGGGCAGTTTGCGCGAGCGGGCGGGGACAAGCTGTAGCGGCGTACCGTCCCCGCCCCACTTCCGGCCTCATCGCCAACAGGCGGACCCGGATGCTACCGGCCAAAGGGGCCGCGCCGCACGGGAGGCGTCATTCCCGAGACGGACCCGGAGCAAGGGCGCGAGCGCCCCCAGAGCCGGCCTCTCCAGTCGAAAACCGAACTCACCCTTCAGTTTTTGGCCGGGAGGCAATCATGGCTTGGGAACAGACCGCACGCGACATCGAATATAACGCCAACGTGGAAATGGAGCTCCAGCAGGAGCCCGGTATCCTCTATCAGCTGGCCGCCATCAAGAAGAACGGCGCGGGAGCGACCGAGGTCAACGTGACCGACCGCTTCGGCCAGATGGCGATGCAGAAGAAGACCACCACGAATGGCGATACCAATTATACCGACGGCGATCTGACTCGTCGCTTCGCCAAGAAGCCCGGCAGCTCGAACGTCGCCACCCTGATCGACCGCGACGCAGTGAACAGCACCAGCGTGGAGCCGAAGGCGCCGCTGATCATGGCCACGGCGAATGCCGCGCGCGCCTATCATGACGACGTATTCCTTTCTGGCTGGTGGGGCACCGGCTGGGAAGGAGAGGAGTCGGCGGAGACGGCGATCCCCTTCCCTTCTGCGAACAAGATCGCGGGCGGGGTCACGGGGCTGACCAAGGCCAAGCTGATCCGCGCGCGCATGCTGCTGGGCCAGAACCACGTGAGCGTGAAGAAGGAAAAGCCGATCATCCTGCTCGACGCGAGCGCCGAGGCGGATCTGCTGTCGATCGAGGAATATGTGAACCTCGATTACGGCAAGGGCGCGACGCTCGAGGATGGCGAGCTGAAGCCGTGGCTGGGCTTCCGGTTCCTGCAGGCCGAATTGGGCGACCCGATCGCCTATCCGACCGCAGCGCCGCTGTTCAATTCGGGCGGCTTCAACCGACTGCCGATCATCGTTCCCTCGGGCGTCGCGCGCGTCACCTGGGTGGAGTTCTTCGGCAAGGCCGGCACGCCCATGCCCGACAAGCAGTGGAGCGAGCAGATCTATGCCGAGGCGGAATCGGCGGTGGTCCGCACCGACGAGAAGAAGGCCTGGTTCATCGAGGCCGTGCCGCAGGCCTGATCCGGCGGGCGGGGTGAGAACCCCGCCCATCCCTTTTCCCAAGTTCAAGGAGCAGAGCAATGGCCAACAGCTACGGGGACTGGAACCCCACCGAAGCAGACTCCCGCGCCGATGGCTGCAAGCACGACGCGGCGGTGCGCGCCTTCACCAAGGTGTTCAATTTCGCCACCGATGCCGATCCGGCCGGGGGCACCACGAACCTGTTGCACCTCGGCCGCGTCCGCGAAGGCAGCTGCATCATGCCCGAGATGAAGATCGGCTGCACGGTGGCGCTGACCGGCGTCAATCTGTCTGTCGGCACGCTGGCCGACGACGACTATTTCAGCGTGGCAGCCGCCGGACCCGCCGCGAACGCGACACAGACCCGCGACAATCTGCCCGTGACGCAGGGGCTCGTGCTCTCCACGCCGACCGACATCTATCTGAAGACCAGCGCGGCATGGCCGGCAACGGGCAGGCTCGTCGTCACCTTCTTCGCATCGCATCG